GAGTTCCGCCATCATGGCGTCGGCGTCGGCCTCCATCTCCTCTTGGGTGGAGCCACGCAGACGGTCGGCGATGGAGTTGGGGATGCCCTTGGACGCCGCCACCTTGGCACGCAGCGCCTCGGTCTTGGCTGCCTCCAGTGCTTTCTCGGCAGCAGCCGCCGCCTCTTGGGCCTTCTGCAGTTCCGACTTCTGGGACTCCTGCAGTTCGTCGTACTGCTTGGCCTTGGTGGACAGTTCCTTGGCCTCGTTGCGGTACTTGGCCGCCTCGGCGCGCAACTTGCGGACGTACTCGGCGTCGAAAGTCTTGGGCTCAGTATCAGGTGCCTCCGAGGCAGGTGCTTCGGCCTGCGCTCCCGGCTTCACATCCGGCTTCTCGACGGGGGTTTCTGGCGCTGTCTCAGACATGGCTCCTGGCCTTTCTCGTGTGTGAGCCGCATCTGGCGACTCGCATTGCGAGTCTAGCCTGAATCATTCTCAGTTCTGGGTGCCGCCGTTGCCTCTGAGGAACGGCTCTCCCGTCTGCGCGATCTGACCCGGCCGGGGTTCACGCGACCCAATCTCTTGGGCTGCCTGGGCACCGCCCATTTTCGCCGCTTCCTGCTGAACAAGAGTGGCTTGCTCCTTCTCGTACATCTTCATGACACGCTCGACGGTCTGCGGGGTCAGGTTCAACACCGACTCCAACAGGTACTCGAACGGCAATCCGCTTCCCTTCAACTGGGTAAAGGCGTTGGACTGCTGGCTCAGGCTGGAAATCTCCAAGTCCTTCCACGACATCTCGATGTCGTAGGGAACCTCGGTGCCGATCATGCGGCCACCCAGCGTCATCGCGTACTCGAACGACTCGCCGAGTTGCTCCTGCTTGATGGCGATTTTGCGGGTCAGCGACCCTTCGAGGGCGGCGAGTGACTCGCTGGAGATGTTGCTGATGGACGTGGTACCCAGCATCGTCGGCGGAATCTGGGTAATCACCGCGATGTGGCGAAGGTCTTGCTCGACGGCCGCCATGAGGTCTTGGGTGCTGCTGGCCTGGAACTCGCCGAACTTGCTCTCGGGGTCGGGGGCCACCAGCAACTTGTCCACCCCGACGCGGAACGGCGGGATCGGCTCGTTGTTCTCGTCGTGGTCTACGTCGATGCCCGACACCCACCGCTGCCGCCACGCCGCGCTGGCTTCCAGCAGCAGCCGCGTCATGATCGTCTGGTTGATCCGCCGCTGGATCGGCAGGCACTCCAGAATCTCGGACTCGCTGCGGCCGGTGGAGTCGAGCCGGTTGGGGAACCGGACGATGGGACACACGCCCAGCGGGTGCGGGGTGACCTCAACGACCTCCCACTGATTCGGCCGGTTGTCCTTCTCGAAGGCGTAGATGGCCTCGTCGGTGTAGAGCCACGCCCGGTTCTCGACCTGCTTGGCCGCCGCCTTGACGCCCATCGGGTTGAGCGGGTCGTTCTGCACTGCCAGGAGCAGCGGCGACTCGGGCATGAACAGAGGGGCATCGCCGTTGGGCGTGATGCTCAGGTAGCCGTCACCGAACAGCAGTGAGTCGGAGATGATCTGGCCCTGCTGGGAGTCGAGCCGGGACTTCTGCCACCAGTCCCACAGTTCCATCATCGGCTCCTCGTTGGAGCCGGACACGCCATCGACAATCAGCCGGTCGGCCACCGCTCGGATGACCATGCCCAGGATCGGTAGTTCCGCACGGGACACCAGTTGGCGGTACTCCCGCTCGATGGTGCTCTGGCCGTCCGACGGGTAGAACGGCGGCTCGAAGATGCCACGACTGGCGTCATCCAGTGGCTTCAACTGGGAGCGCCTGATGTCTCCATACGCCAGCGCATCACGCAGCATCTTGACGGGATCATCGGCCATGTTCGCACCTTACTCGTTATCACGCGCTACCGAAGCCCACCGCGATACGCCGCTTAGGTGGCGGCTGAGCGTGCCACCAAGCGGCTCGGTCATACGCCATGATGCTCGCCATGGCCGCGTCAATGCGACGGGTGTACTGACTTTTGATGATCCGTGAGCCGCGACTGTCGGTCTTGACCGCCGCGTTGGACAGGTGCCGGGCCAGTTGCGGGTCGTCGTCGTGGCGCAGCGTCTTATTGACCACCGCCTCGAAGAACCGCTGGGTGGCAGGCACGGTACGCACCGGGGTCTGGGGATACTCGGTGACCGGCAGACCTTCCTCGGTCAGCACCGCCATGGACCGCTGCCAGCGGTACGGGTCGCAGGCGATCTCGACTACCTGATGGGTCCGACAGAACTCTTTGATCCGCTCCTCGACATCGAGGATGTCCACCCGCCAGTGCGGGTCATCGTCGCGTTCCCACAGTCCGACCATGCGGATATAGGGCTGGTCGCTGACGAGCACCGCGACGATGGCGGTGGAGTCGTTGGCGTGCGACCCGTCGAAGCCCAGCACCCAACGGTCGTCCTTACTCTCAATGCGAGCCGGGGCAGCCAAGTCCTCCCACGCTCCCGTCGGCAGCCACGCGGTGCTGGAGTTGACCCAGACGTTCAGCCGCTTGGTCATGAACTCGGCCTCGGGTGTGCGCTTGAACGAGTCAGCCATGTCCTCCGGTGAGATGAGGTCGCCGAAGCCGGGGTTGGCCTGCCGCCACACCTCCTCGTCGTCGGGGGCGAAGTCCACTTTCTTAGGTGCCCACCACGCGCAGTAGAACGACGGGTCGTCAATCTCGCCCTTCATCACCTTCTCGCCGTACTGGTACAGCCGATAGGCCAACGAGTCCTGTCCAGTGGAGTCGGTGCGCTTACCGGCAGTAGTGATACCCACCATCTGTGGCTCGACACGAGCACCGCCCGCCAGAGCGAACACGTCCCACAGTGACCTGTCGGGGTACACATGCACTTCATCGAGAATCGTCATCGTGGGGTTCAGGCCTTCAAGGTTGGGACTGTCGGCCGCCACGGTGCGCAGGATCGAGTCGGAGCCGGGGAAGTGAATGGCGTCCTTGTAGAGCGTGACCTCTCGGTTGAGGTCGGGGTCCAGTTCGATCATGCGCCGGATGGTGGAGAACACGATGCGCGCCTGATCCCGGCTGCCCGCCACACAGTAAATCTCCCCGCCGTCAGCCCCGAACATGAGCGAGTACAGCGCGAGGCTGGAGATGATCGAGGACTTGCCCTGCTTGCGGGGCATCCCGACGTAGCACTGGCGGTGCTTGAACCGGCCGTCAGCCCGGCGAGCGAAGATGTCCCTCACCAAGTGTCGCTGCCATCCACGCAGCGTCATCAAATCCCCGGCTTTACCGCCGAGTGAGTCCTTGGTGACCCGACAGAATGTCTCGGCGAACTTGATGGCACGGTCGCCATCCCCCATGCGTCGCTCAAGATCGGTGACCGGAGTGATGATCCTGGGCGGCCACCCCGCACTCACGACGCCGCTTCGTCGCGGAACTCAGCCAACTTGCTCTTTGTCTCGGCGATAGCCAGACCCAGCGTGATGCGAGCACGGGGCGTCAAGCCGAACGTGTCGAGTTGGGTGGTGTACGTCTTGGCCAGCGCGGCGATCTGCGGCGGGGTGAGGAACGGGTCGTCCATGGCCTTAGTCACGCGCTCGTGTAGTCGAGCCAGCATCTCCAAGCCGATGATGTCGCTGGGCACGAGCCAGTCAGCCGTGGCAATCACGGCCTCGAAGAACGCCTTGCCCTCATCGGACAGGGAGTCGGGGGCTTTCACCCCCTGCAGTCCCTTCTGGGGTCCGGTATTGGCGGGCTGCATGACTCGCTTGGTCGAGTCGGAACCTTTGTTGGGGTCACCCAGCCGTTCCGTCAGGTCCGCTGGTCGCTTCGGTCGTGTCACTGGCATGGTTCGCTCCTGGCGTGTCGGCACCTGGCCTTGCGCTCAGGGTACTCGCATTGCGAGCCGGACAGCGATGCTCGGCGTGGATGCTGGCATTGGACGGTGGCTTGGTCGAGTGGGGCCAGCGGTTCCACAGAACGCCGCCCATCACCAGTGCGTAGGTCTGAACCTTGTACTGGTGCAGCACCTTCTCGGTGTCGTGGCTGACTGGCGTGACATCGCAGAACACCAACAGGGCGGCCAGGTCCCGGTCGTAGCCCTGCAACACGGGCTGCCCGCAGTGCTTACAGGAGATGAGGGTGGCTCGCCGCCATGCAGGGGCGTTACCACCGCGCTTGGTGCGACTGGCCATGGGTGCCCTTCTGAGAAAGGAGGGGGGCCGCGCTCATGACACGCGACCCCACCGCCTCAACCGTTCCCCAACAGAAAGGTGTCTCCATGGTACGGGGCCATTTTCAGGCCTGAAAACTCAGGATTACCTGGCGTGTCGCGGCCCACATGGACGGGTTGGACTGGTAGAAAAGTGGAAGCCCCCCTGTGATCCGCAGAGGGGCTTCCGAAAGTGTCGTTGTGACAGGCGACTCCCCCACTATACAGGGAGAGTCTCGCCCGGCAAACGACACGCCGAGTAGAGAGGCTCACTAGTGAGCAAGAAACGATACTGGTTCCACGGCTGTGAACTGATAGTCGTACAAGCGACCAACGGAAGTTGGCACATCACCATCGACGGTGGCTACAACTCCTTCGCCGAGGCCTACGAGGCCAAGATCGAGTGGAGCAAAAGAGCATGAGCCTCGCCGAACTGTACGAACGACTCGACATCAACCCCGCAGAGCGCCTGTCATACGGGACTGAGCGCCCCGGTGAGGGGTTCAAGGGCGAAACTGCCCCATCTAGCGCCCTTTCTGCCCGCGCATGGCCCACTGACTCCAACTGTTGGGCCGGATACGCCGTCATGGACCCCAGTGTGCGGTCTGGGCGGGGCACAGCCGCCGATGTGGTGCGGATTCCGGCCGTCTGGGCCGATCTGGACGTGAAAGACGGCGGATTTGCCACCCTGGAGGCCGCACTGGGCGTTATTTCGGTGCTCAAGGACATGCTGAACGCTGGTCCGGCCGGAATCATCCTGTCTGGCGGGGGTGTGCAGCCGATCTGGGCACTGGAGTGCGACGACGTGGAGCAAGCGAAGGCGCTTCTGCGTCGGTTTGGCCGGTTGGTACGCCTCGTGGCGGATACCGAGGCCGGTGCAGGGATCGACAGTGTGTTCGACCCAGCCCGAGTGATGCGTGTACCAGGCACCTTCAACCTCAAATATGAGAATCCGAGGCCCACGCAAGTCAGTTTGCCCGAGGACTGGACCCCACTGGAAGCCGACGGGCTTGCCGATGTGCTCGATTCCTACGGGATCACCGACCAGGGCGACCCTTACGACGACGAAATCCGCTCCGAGCCGGACGAATGGCTGTTCGGCAAGACCACATGCGGCTACGCGCACACTATGTGGAACTCCTGGGCCACCGATGCGCCACCGCACAGTGGTCGGCACAACTGGCTGGGTGCCCAGTTGGTGCGACTGTGGTCAGCCAAGCGAATGGGCTGCTTCAACGAGGAGGACTTCGACAAGGCGGCGAAGGCGCTGGTGGACCGCTTCACTCAGATGTGCGAGCAGGGTATCGGCGGCATCAAGCGTGATGTGCCCCGACAGGAAGTCCCCATGTTCAACACCTGGGCGAAGCGGCGGGTGGCCACCAAGAGTGACGAGGCCGTGTGGTCAGAACTCGGCGGTTCGCCCCACGGGCACTGGATTCCACTCGCAACGCGAGTGGAGGGTGGCCTGGTCGCAAACCCTAACGACTACATCGGCGGTCAAGGGCTGCTGGTGAAAGACCTCGCCGACCACATCAGCGAGCACATTGGCCCGTTCGCTGTGGGACCGGAGGGCAAACTGTGGCGCTACGTCGATGGCGTGTACCGCAAGGGCGGAAATGAGGCGGCAGCCAAAGCCGTCAGCATTGTGCTGGCCAACCGCTACCGTCCCGCCCATGAGAACGCCACGTTGGCGTACCTCAAGAACACGGCGGAAACGCACTTGAGTGGCGAGCCTGTGTCACCGGAGTACATCAACTGCAAGAACGGGCTGCTCAACTGGCGCACAGGCAACTTGGAGCCGCACACTCCCTCA